TCCGGATTCTCATGCTTGACTTTCTGCACATTCATCATCACGTTGAAATTTGTGAGAATGTTGGCATACTTGGTCTCACGTCCTTTCAAGAATTTTTCATCTTGATTGGAACCACGTTCTGCATATCGAGAAGCACGAGTCTTCGGATCTACATCTAGGTAGAAAATCTGTGTGTCATAGTTTTCGAGGCAATGTTCAATGAACGACAAATTCGTTAATCGATCACCCTCAAACAACACACCAATCACACCACGTGCAGAACACTCTTTCAAAAAGGCAACGGCTTCTGGCTGAACAGCCATGCTCATACGATCCGTTCCGGCAAACACTTCACCTTCTTCATATTTGCCCAAAACGACGTATCTGCCGAAAGCATGGAATGGAACAAGCTTCCATTCTGTGAACATTTGCTTCCAAGTTCCCCATCGTTCCATGAATTTTCGAACCAAGGTGGTCTTTCCAGTTCCTGGTTCGCCCATCACAATCACAACATGCATCATTAACTCCAAAATTGATCTAGAGAAACTACAGCGGGGCTGTCTTCTCCATAGAGCAAGTATAGACGGTCTATACTGCCAATTTCAACGAATTGTGACATGCGCTCTTCTTGGATTCGCCCAAAAAGCAGATCCGGACGCTTCATCAAGATGGGATGTTCATTTCGTGCATCCCACAGTGGTTTCCAAAAGATACCACTCCATCCATCCTTTTCAACTTGACTAATTTCTTCTGCCTGACGATCAAGATAATAACCGAGATAACGTCCGTGCTTCACACGGAAGATTTTCTTGAATGAACACAGGGCAGTTTCCATGGAAAAGAAATCAACCATGTGAAGATTTTCTGGACGTGTTTCCTTGACCCTATCGTAGACTTCTTCGAGAATGCTTTCCGCCTGCCATTCAAGCCACGCGTACTCATCCTCAGTCAATTTCTCATCAATCCATTCGTCTTTTCCAAGAGCAAGACACAAGCCATTGCGATGCGAGCGACTTCCGGAATAATCAGCCAACAATAACGAGTCAGGAAGTAGATTCATTCCGCAACACTGCTTAAGCGCTTGCATGTAGAACCAAGTGGTGTATCGACCGAACTTGTGTAGATTCTCGCTCAGTTCTGCATAGAGCGCATTAAAATTCGAGCACCCCGCAGCAACACTGGGATTGACGAATTGACTGAATGCTTCTCTTTGATTATTTCCATGTTTAAACACCCATTCTCTGTATGAAGCGTATTGAGCAGGGAGGTGTCCTTTGTTGTACTTGGTGTCAGTCTGGTAACGGAGCCGCTTATAGTTGCCAGCGTTCCATTGTTCCAATCGTTCTTGATCGACGAGTTCAAAGTCTGGGAATTCATTCCAGATTATCCATGCTGTAGGGAAGTGATAGGTCGTTCCGTAAATCCAAGCGATCCAAAGTTGTTGTTCAATGTTGTGCTCGAATCGATTGAACAGATAGTTTGTCATGAAGACAGCAGGATCGCAGTCATCAAAATGAACCGACCAATGGAACCACTTGATGAATGCTTCACGACGATGTTCAATCAAGCGGTAATCTTTCATTCAGAGATGCTCGGTTCAAATAATTCAACCACGCCGCCTTTTCCTTTCCGGAAAACAGCGGCATGTATCACAGGTTCATTCAAAATGTAGCGATGCTTGCCTTCATTATCGAATCTGAAAATGCACAACTGGCAACCGGATTTCTGTTTCCCCCAAAACTTCAGACCGATGCTCTCATAAAAAGCAACAGCAGATGGTTCTGAAGAAACACGGAAATAATCACAGGTTTCATGCGCTTGATGCAACATCACGTTCATCAAGAGACGAGCGGCACCCTTACGGCGATGCGCAGCAAATGTATGCAGCAATTGCAAATTTGCGACGTAAGGAAGGCGCTTGCTGATAGTCATGATCACGGCACCAGCCAACTCACCATCTTCTGTAAAGGCACCAAGACACCAATCCCATTGCCCTTGCATGTCAGCCTTAGCTACAAAGGTCTTTGCGAATTTATCGGCAGGATCGTTTGAAATAGCAGAAATGAATTGCTCGCGTGTGCATGGTCTAATGGAAAATGTCATGATGGTAGATAGAATTTGCGGTTCTTGCCAGAAGCGTCAGCAGTTTTCTTCTTGGTTGCAATCCAACCCCTTGCCAATTCAAGATCAAATTGCATAGGAGGAAAATTGAATCCAGTTGTGCGGTAGATTTCACGCCATGAAGGTCCATCATTTAACGCGGCATCCATGAATAGTTCTACAGCAAGAAAGCAAGACTCAAGATGATGGCGTTCAAACGAACCACGAAAGCAACGAAACTCTACTGTCTTGACATGCTTCAAACAGTACGTGTTGATCGCAGTACGAATGGGGCGAACTGTTGCTACACCATCCTTTGCCGTGTAATGTTGCTTGATGAAACTGTTGAAATCTGTTGCGTGCCTGAGGATGTTTTCCACGCGCCACTCTGGCATCATGCGTGCACCATCAAGTTTGAGATAAGTCTTTGCATCAGGCACCGTCTTCATCTCAGCCTTTTCATAGAAACCATATGTGGTATCCACGAAATCATGCTGGTTTTCTCCAACATATTTGATAAGACGTTTCAATGCATCAATGTCATCAATCAATCCTGGCACATGAACATGGCAATGATTGTGAGTTGTAAAAGGAGAAGTAGGCGCATGACCTGCTTCCGCAAAGAAATCACGAATCTGTATGATGCGATCCACTTGCTTGTGCCAACCAAGCGTGGGTTTGGTGTTTACTTCACCACCAACGGGGGGATCGATTCCGAGCGGATCTGCACAAACACCGCGATAAGGACCACGGGTGTTCACAATGTCAGCTTCTGAATGCTCCCATTCACCAAGTTCAGGAGGAATGATCGCAGAACGCGGCACATCACCCATCTCCATTTCAAACCCATAGGTGAACGTGTTCTTATTGTAATGCATATTGTAAATCTGCCTTTGGCTCACGAATCGTTCGATAATTGATCGTTGAAGGTGAATTTGAACTCAAATTGAAAGTGTATTCGACGCATGGATAACAAGGTTCTCTAGAACCTTCATGCTCCGCGCCAGAACGAATCAGTATGTCTTTCGTGCTGCCAATTACAAGTCTGTTCTTAGCAGAAGAAAAATACAGAGGACGCTCCTCATTACGCCACCAACGAACCGTTCCGTTGCGTCTATCCAAAACGATACAAGCCTGTGAAGATGGTTCAACTTCTAATGGATGACGAACACCTTCCGCATAAAGCTGAGCAAGTATCTCAGAATCATTGCGAGTCTTACACTTAACGCCAAACAATGTTTCCCATGTTGAAGGGTCAGCCTGACTAACAACACCATTGTGTATTAACGCAACTTGATATTTTCCTTCAGTATCATCAATCATGTTTGGTTGATTGAACTGAAGGTCGGAAGTGGAATATCTGGTGTGAACAATTGCTGCCAAAATAGGCAGATTTCTAAACAAACTCCAATCAACATCGCTCGCCGGCAATGGAAATTTGGCATGACCCATACAACCATCAGTTTGCAAAAATGCAATACCCGTGGCATGTTGTCCACGAATCTGTGCTTCTAATGCCATTTTGATCAACAGATCAAAATCAAACTCCTTGCGATTCCTAGCAGCAAGTCCAACTAATCCACACATTTAAGCAGCCTTTGCCATAACAGAGAAGTCACCTTGTTTTTCAAACTTGATGACCGAGTGGAATTTATCGAACAGCTGATCTCCTCTATGAGAGATGATGAACAGGTTCGTATCTTTGGTCAATTCCTCGATGATCTTTAAAAACTCTTCAGTACCAGCTTGGTCCATGGCACCATCAAGCACTTCATCCATGATCAATAGATTGGTAGAAGCAGAGTTACGAAGCTTCGCAATAGCACGCCAGGTGAACAGAATTGCAAGATTGATGCGCAACTTTTCGCCTTCCGAGAAGGACTGATAGGAAAACTCATCGCGGAATCTAGACTTGATCACTTCGTTGAACTGTTCATCCAATTCAAAATGAACAAAGAAATCCATTGCCGCAAGATACTTGTTAATCAGCTTGTTCATGATCGGAACGTACTTCTTGATCATGTTGGCTTTGATGCCAGTATCTTTAAGAATCGACGAAGCGATTGATTGAATGGAAGATTCCTTCACCAGTCGCTCACGTTCCGTTTCTTTTTGAACAAGTTCATCTTGCAATTCAAACAGTTTGGTCGTATCGGCGTTTACTTCCTGTGCTTTCTTGAGTTCTTTCAGTTCCTGCTCTAACGCAGTCAGGTGTTTCTTCTCTGACTGAATCGAAGCCTTGATGGAAGCCATCTGAGAATTGATACCGTTTATGTTACGCTGAATGGAAGCAATTTCAACTGATCGCTCCTGAGCAACGCGGTACTTTTCTTCAATGACTGGAATACCGTTCTTGATTTTCTCAATCTCGACCTTCTTAGCTTCGATCGTATGATCTTTGAAATCATGATCGATGCCTTGCTTACAGGAAGGACAGGTGTCATTGTTGTGATAGAACAGCACTTCCTTTTCAAGCGATGAGATGCGATCCGAGATTTTCTCACGCATGCCCTGAAGCTTGTTGATGAACGCATTGTTATCAGCTGCATCGGCAATCGAATTGATCAGTTCAGAAAGCTCAGCCTGAAGATGATATCCTTCTTCATTGAATGTTTCAAGTGCATGCTTGATCTGAGCAATCTTACTTGTGCGGTCTTCAATCAATGCTTTAGTGTCACGCGAGAGAGTCTCAATCAAAGCTTCCTGCATTGAAATGCGTTCTTTAACGAGATCAATCTCATACTTCGTGGTCTGCTGAGCGTCCTTATTCTTTTGAACACGGTCTTTCAACAAACTATTCATCACAGTGAAGACTTGAATGTCGAGAAGATCATCAATGACTTCTCGGCGAGCAAATGTTTTCAACTGCATGAATGGGATATACGTTGCCGAACCCAATACAACAACTTGACAGAAAGAACGGTGATTCAACTTGAGAATCTGTTTCTCAAGAAACTCTTGGTAGTCACGATTGGCAGCGTCCTGATTCAACAGAACATCATCTTTGTAGATTTCAAAGATGTGAGGACGCATGCCACGTTTAACGATGTATTCAGCACCACCAATGTTGAACTTCACCTCAACAACACAATGCTTGTTGTTGATGGAGTTAATCAATTGTGGCTTGTTGATATTGCGAAATGGTTTATTGTAAAGCGCAAAACAAAGAGCATCGAGAATGGTGGACTTGCCGGCACCGTTGTTTCCCACGATCAATGTGGAACGGTGTCGGTCGAGTTGAATTTTGGTCGGATGATTGCCAGTGGACAAAAAGTTTTGCCAACTGACTTCCTTGAAGTATATCATGCAGACTTTGCTTTGACAAAAGCATTTAACAATTCCCTTCCAACGACGCGATGCATTTCAGAGAAAGTTGAAATTGTTAATTCAAACCTATATCTGAATTTAGGAAAGAAATCATCATTGCGTAGAACTTCAACATCTACAACTTGACATAAATCACTCATTCAGCATATCCTACGGTAAGAGCCTCGTTATACAGAGAAGTGAGCAGAGCATCTAGTTCAGCAGCTGCAGAGGCATTGTCATTGACGTATGAGGAAGCATAGCGACGCATCATGGTGAGTGTGTCCTCAACCTCATTGATTATACTGTCAGCATCTTCAAACTCAAGTGATAGAGAGTCATCAATCACTTTCAGATCATTGACGCCAAGCTTTTCTATTCTTTCGACAAGAAGATCGAACCAATATGGATTGGTCTTATTGTTCACAACCAACTTGACATATCCATCCTTCACATGATCAATAGGCAACGTCAGGATATCATCAAGAGTTGAGTTCTGATCATTGTAATGGATTTTGTGAAACAGATTGAATGGATTCTTGATGAATGTCAGTTCGCGGGTTTCGGTGTCGAACACATGAAACCCGCGTGGATCATCGTAATCCGACCAAGTCATTTCATACGGAGCACCAAGGTAGTTGATATTCCCACGCGTAGACTTGTGGTGGAAGTGCCCTGAACAAACAACCTCAAAGCGAGAGAACATGTTTGGATCATAACCATGCTCGGTCGGCGATCCTTTGTACATCTCGAAACCAGCAACTTCCAAATGACCAAACAGAACCTGAGCATCAGTGCTGTTGATTAGATCTGTTGCCTCTGTGAAATTATCAGCACAAATCCAAGGCATCATGACGATCTTGGTGCCGTCTATTTCTTCAACGGTTGGAGATGCGTACCATTTGAATTTTTCGTACGAGTGGCCACGAAATAGAACATCCATTGAATTAACTTCATTGGTGTTCTTATAGAACGTATCATGGTTTCCAACAATGACACCAACATCAAGATCACGTTCAATACAAGGATCAATGAAATTAATCCGCATGTTACGAGCGGTGACATAATTGATGTACTTACGTCTATCAACGATATCACCCAAATGCCGAACGTACTTGATTTCATGTTCATCAATGTATGGAAAGAAAACCTCTCGATAAAATTTTGATTGATGGGCAGCAATGATCTGATTGTCATCACGAACACCCCAGTGTGTATCAGTAATCAGCGCTAACTTGGCCATCACTGCCTTCCTGTTGAACATATTCCATGATCAAGCCTTCGTTCATCTTATACATCACATCAAGCTCAGCGAACGAAGAAGCACGTTCTGTGCAACGTTCAACTACTTCATCCAAAGCGCTATCTTCAATAGCCTCTTCTTCCTCGATGAATTGCTCAACACCGCGCTTCTTTTTTGCGCGTTTCTTCTTAGCATTTTCATCACGGGTTTCAAAGTTGCGAACGAACTCTTGCATGAATTCATTCTCAGGATTCACTTCGATGCCAAAATCATCACCCGTATCATGATCAGAAATTTCTGCCAACCCTTCCTGAATCATGTTCTGCTTGACTTTGTATTTCGTGTATGTTTGAACCTTCTCGCGATGAATGCGTCGCAAGAAGGCATAAAAGACAATTTGTGTGAAATATGAAAACGGCTTGCCTTTCGATTGATCGTAGTTGTGTGCATATAGCAGACAATTCTCAATCCCATCAGAGATCATTTCCTCGATATACCAATATTTGTTGAGGAAATTCTTGTGACGTGCTAAGCGTTGCGCAATTAGCAATATACACTTGCCTGCGTATTCAGGCAGGCGTGGTTTCGGCAGACCATTTTCTTTCGCGTGATTATACTTGTTCTTATACTCTATCATTGATGCCATGAATTTATCAGGATCAATGTAGTAGTTCGACGGCAGTTCAGACATCCAAATGTTCCATGTGAAACAACTTCATTCACATGATCATACTGATTTTATAAACAAAGTAAAGCAAATAAAATATTGAGTTCCAATGCTTTACTTTGGGTCGTGATATCGGTATAATCGATCATTGTGAGCGTGAGTTAATATAAGTGAGTGTCACTGCAACGTCTTACATTCAGGAAGTAAACTCCAGGGAGAAACCGAAGAATCGTCCAAAGATGGATCATGGGCAGCACGCAACATTGTTCGTTCGAGTTCTTCAAAGTCCTGCGGCTTCCTCGCCTGTCGCCATTTCACATAGTGATCGATCAAAGATTGCTTTGGAGATGAAATGGCAACAAAATGTCGCTTGTCAATAGCAACGATATCTCCCTGAGCGAAATGCATGAACTTCGTCGCAATGACGAATACTTCTCCATCACCTGCATCTTGAAAACTGAAGACTAGCGGAAGTCTGACCTTCAACACATGGAGATCCTCTTCTAGAATCTCTGCAATCATAAACGAAGAACCAGACGCCAGTTTAAACAACAAAAAGGTTGGTTCGTGTTCGTTCATCAGATCTCCTTAGTAACGACTTTGTGTTCAAAGTTCTCTGCGTTGTAAATTCGGAAGCGCTCACCGAAGTGTTTCAGGGTGTAGTTCAGTTTTGACTTCCAAGAGAAATCGTCTGCAATGTCATACCAAGTGGCCACATCTTTTCCTTCGCCGAGTCGCAAAATTCGACCGATCGACTGGAGCAGACGGATGATCGATTTTGTTGGCGAAGCAGCGATGGCATTGTGAAGCCGCTTGATTGAAATACCTGTCGAGAACACGCCATAGGATGCAACTATGATAGCGTCCTCTTCAGTTTCAACGATCTTTCTTACGTATTCGCGTTGGTCAGCATCCGTGCCGCCAGAAACAAAGAAAACTTTACGTTGATCATGTGCTAATTCCTTGATTTTATTGAAGAGAGGCTTGCCATGCTTGTCCACGTACTGGAACAACACTAGTGTGTTGCCAGTTCTTGTGAGTGCGAGCTTAGCAACGAAATCGAGGCGACGTGGATGCGTCACGAGATAATCGATTTCTGCCGCGTAATCCATCTTAGAGACGACTTTCTTTTCTTCATCCGGATATTTCAAGACTATACAACGAACTTGCAATTGTGAGACTTGTTTGTTTGCCATCAAGTTAGCAGTCTTTTCTATCTGGACAACTGGACCGAACAATCCTTCCAGAACGAGCTTGTTCACCTGCGAACCATCAAGTGTTCCCGTTGTACCGATCTTCAACGGACAATTCTTAAACTTCTCCATGATTTTAGTCAACGACTTCGCTTTCCAAGTGTGAGCTTCGTCACCAATCACTGTGGTGAATTGCTCGAACCACTTTGGTGGAAGATCAACAATGGACTGCCAGGTGGTGATGGTGATGGGTGCTTCGATTGACTTGCTCTTGCCACCAATGATGGTTTGAATCATGCTCTCTGGACAACCATACTCAATGAAGTCGTCTTTCATCTGATTCACAAGTCCAATGCTTGGAACAATGACAATTGCCTTGTCTTGCTTCTCCATGATGAGTCGCCACATTATCATCATGTAAATCATGAGTGATTTTCCTGATGAAGTTGGGCTTAAAAACACATGTCTGCGTGTTTTTATTGCATAATACAGAGCTTTTAGTTGATAATCACGCGGTTTTAGAGGTAATTCAAGCTGTTCTACAAATGATGTAAATTCATCAGCGTTTACCTCTGTTATCATGCTTATCTGGTCATCTACGTGCACGAAATAATTGCGTTCTCGTGCGAAGGTGAGAATGTGCGAAAGCAATCCTCTGTAGAGGATTCCAGTGTTAACATTGAACAAACGAAATTTTCCATCCCACATCCGATTCTTGTAGGAAGGCATGAATTTGGCACCAGGAACTGTAAATGTGAAGAACTCACTCAGTTCATGAGCAAGTCCAGGTTCACAGATCACTTGAATGTGTACGTCGTTAAGCGCGCGAATATTCAGATCAGCCATTTATGTCATCTTATCCAATTCCCTGCTGGAACTTCATGAATGCGATGGCGTTCGAGATCTGATACGATCTGTTGTGAATCGCCTTTAAGATGTCCAGGAGTGCTTCGACTTTCTCAGTCTGATAAGCAACCTTCAGGGTCATACTGATACAATCCTTGTCCGCCTTCAATGTCTCATCAACGTTGGATTTAACGTGACGCTTCAATTGAGGTTCCCAGCCAAGGCTCTTGAGTTCTTCTGACGAAAGCTCACCCATGAGCCATCGTTTCTTATTGTCATAGAGAATATCTGCGTCAGCTTCCATCTTGCGAAGAAGGAGCTTTTCCTGACTCAGCATCCTGTAGTATTTATGGTGCAGTTTAGGAATGGATAAAGCAGCATCGTCGAGCGCAACTTTTGAAACGTGTGAGTCAACGCTCCACTGTTCGAAGATTTCATCGAGTGTCATGGCGAAAGATTCTGTTTAGATCGAAGATTGCAACGGATTTTGTAATGTAAATGAGGTGTAGTTGAAACCAACTGTGCATTCAACGAACTCAACATCAGAAGCGGTTGAGTCGAGATCTACTGGAGAAAGCGAAGTTGGGATCAGGTCTTGGAAATTGAAATAGACGTTTGGGTTGCGGCTGTTAGTTAGGATGACCAACTCACCGTCTGAATACAGACCTTCTCCGATGTTGTTCTGAGAAACCAGTTGTTGGCGCTGAGAGAAATCGCGCGGCTTGCCGATTCCGATCATCCAGTTATAAAGTTCCATCCATGTTTGCATGTCTTCATCCACCTTGAAGGTGATCTGAAGTTCGCCGTAATCAACATGATCGGCAGGTGCATAGAACTTTGCGAATGGATTTTTGACTGGTGGATTTTCGAGTGTCAATCCTGGCAGAACTGCCTTTGTGACAAAGAAATTGACAGTTGGAAGCTTCTTTACGGAGAAGCGAAAGCCGATCTGTGAAAGGAAGCTCTGGTTGGGCGATTGTTTAGCGCCGCCGAGAGCTTCCTTATCACAATCTGGAGCAGTATTAGCAGTGGTCATGGGAATCCTCGGTTGGTTTCCCATGTATTTAGGTTACAGAATACCAGCGTCCCGCAACACCAGAGTTTCAAATTTCACATCAGATACAGCGTCATGTTGCTTGTATCCAGGAATCTGGGCACGCAGCTCTTCTGTGTTGTCTGGATATCCATTCAACTTGCTGGACATACCGAGAATGTCAACAACAGTACGAATGTCACGGACCTTGTTGTATTGCAGAGGAATCTGCTTGAAGATCCATCCGTAATCAAGGAACAACGAAGTGAGCCAGTCATTATCCTTAGAACCACGCTGCCAGATGAAGTCATTGCGCTTGTCGAACTTGTTTTCCTTCAACCATTCTTCGAAGTCAGTCAATGCAACTTCTGGGAATAAATCTGTTGGTGCTGGGATGAAGGACTGCTTCTGAACATCCATGTGTTGTTCACGCCACCACTTCACAGTGTCCGGATCAACGCGTCGACCAATGTCTACTTGGTGCTTTGCTTGAAGTTTGTAGTTCTTGATCTGAAGTGACTCAAGCAGGGTATCACGATTGTCTGTGTTATGCAGAGCAGCAGTGAATTGGAGAATTACGGCGTCCTGATGAATGCTGAGAGTTTCAACGTCAATAATCAGATGGTTCATGTAGTGTCCTGTGGTTAATGTTCTATCACTCAACGCGACAATGCTGTATTATACCGACTGAATACTACAAAGACATCTATCATTGAATCCTAGTGACAACCTCATACATTGCGTTAGGACTGAAGCGCCAAGCATGATCCATATCAAACGCTGCCTTCAGACAAGCTTCGCTACAGAACCACTTGGATTTTGAGCCACCGACTGCTGGTCGAATCACAAACCCAAACAATCCAGCATAGTAGTATTCCTCACCATCATGTTCCTTGAACCACTCAATTACTTTCGAAGCGCTGACTGAAGGAACGTCAACTAAATCCCAGAGATCAGCTGGTAGTGTTTGATTGACGAGAATACGCACACCTTCTCCTGGCGCGGAAGAAGCAATGTTGTATGTGCCATCTGCGTTTTCCGCAATGACGCACTCTACATGTTCATATGGACCGCGATCCCACCACTTGATGATCTTTCCTAGAAGGTTGTTCTTTTTACAGAATGCAAATTTCATGCTAGTCTCCGAATTTGTAACAGAACAGTTTGATTGGCACGTGGTCAAAAGTTCCGACGGTTTCTATTGTGGATTTCTTCCGGTAGTATTCGGTGTAATGCTTTTGACGCTTAGAGTCATTGGTTCTGATCCCTTTCAGCTCAACTCCGATTCTCTTTGAGATTTCGGATAATGATTTTGCACGCTCCTCGTACAGGTACACATGATCTACGTCCATCCAATATGATTGAGGTACGAATCCATCCGTTTTCAAGAATTTGTTCATGGACAGATAAACCCATTCATCAAATTGATAACGAGGAGCTGGTCCTGAATTGGATTTAGGTCTCTTAGCAAACTCATTTGAGTATTGGTGCTCATACAAGCTCACCATGCGTTCCCATGGATTGCGTACGAATGAGAACTTCCAATAGTCATACCATGTATCTTGGAAGATCCATTCTCTCGCAGTGTTCGGCATACAGTGTTGTAAAGGACAAACTGCTTGGTCCAATCCAAGCTCTTTATACAAAGCATTGCCGCCTGTACGTGGATTGTGGAAGAAGACGGCTTTTGATTTTTGAAAGATGATCATCCGAACTTGTATCCAAACTGTTTGATGGTCTCTCGATCTATTTCTGCAACGATACCAACCAAATCTTTGTTGTAGTAATCTTGGTATGGTTTGCGGACTGTCGCATTATCATGCATCAATGGTTGGATTGGTGGCAGATGTTTGGAAATTTCTTCAACCGCCGTGTCAAGCTCTTCAAACTTGAACACACAATCCATACCTTTCCACCAAAGCGATTGCGGATCACCCCACCAAGTGGCAAAAATGAAGCGATTTCTGTTGTAGAACATCCATTCACGGAAACTGTAAGCACGAGCTATTTGCTGGCTTTTCCAATTGTATTTAGCGATGTATGGGCTCTGTTTGTGAAACTCATACAGACTGACATAGCGATCCCATGGATTACGAACAAATGCAAATTTCCAATAGTCTCCCCAAGTTTCCTGAAATATGGTGGTTTTCGCTTCTTCAGGATAGAAGTGAGAAAGACGTATGTTTTCGCCTTCTGAAAACCCGAACGTCTGAAACAACGAACGTCCAGCTGTTTTTGGATTATGGAAAAATAAGACTTTGTGACGTTGATTAACAAACACAATCTAATCCTGAATGTAATAAAGGGGCAGCTTTCGCCACCCCTTTATATAACGCTTCTTTATCAGAAAACGAGTGTCTCACATCAAGTTCTGAACCAAGAATCTACGGTAGTAGACGTTCGAGTTGGCAATCAGAGCACCGGACTGAACCGCAGCACCACCAGCATATGGGTTTGCAACGATACCGTAACGAGTCTTGAAACCAATCTTCGGCTGGAACGAGTCCTGGCCAACTGCGCGAACCATCTGCAGTGGAACATATGGGCAGTAGAACAGACCAGCGTCCATGGAGCTTGCGCCCTTGTAACCGATGGTGATGTAGTTACCGATAGCATACGGATCGATGTAGACGCGGATACGTCCGTTGAGAACACCAGCAAAGGTGTTACCAGTGTCGTCGACCTGGAGGTTGTTGGAGTTCAGAGCCGGGGTGTAGTCAAGAACACCAGCCATCTGCAGAGCGGAAGCAACGTCCGACGAGCAGATGAGGATGTTACCCTTACCACGACGGGTTGCCTTAGCAACAGCGTTTGCATCACGCTCGAGCTGGAAGTGAAGACCCTTGAACTTTTCAACAGACCAACGACCGTTGGAGTCGGTGTCAAGGTCGAACACACCTGCGGTTGCAGTGTTGTCCTGTGCACCCGGAGAAGCAGTGACGTTGATGGTACGGATGACTTCGCGGTTGATTTCTGCCAGGATTTCCGTGGTCAGAATGTTTGCCAGCTCAGTCTCGGCATCCAGACCATGAATTGCCTTCAGGTCCTGAGCCAGTTCCATCGTGTATTCAGCTTTCAGAGCACGAGACTGTGCAATGACGGTGACCTTTTCGATGGAGAATGCCATCTGTGCGAAGGCAACGTTGCTGTCGGAACCAAGAGCTTCAGCCTGCGCAGTGGACATACCCTGTGCGTAGTTGTAAACCGAGGTGTTACCTGACGGCAGAGAACCAACCTGACCTTGACCGATTGTGGTGTTACCAGAAACGACAGTAGAGAAGTTGGTGTTGACTTCGTTGTAGAAGGTTTCAGTACCAGTCTGGTTTGCGTAACGCGAACGCATTGCGAAGATCAAGCCGGTAGGACCAGTCATCGGCTGAACGCCGCAAAGGTCATACGCGACAAGGTTCGGCATTGCGCGGCGAACGAGGGTAATCAGAACTGGATCGTAGTTCGAGATACCAGCGCCAGTTGCGTTTGCTGGAACCGGATCTTCACTCAGAAGGGATGCTGGAGCGAAAGCGCCCTGGGAACGAATGTCGTTCAGGGTGTTTTCAAGAATGACACCAGTAACGTCACGAGCCTGAGCCGAACGGAACGATGGCATCTCCTTGTCATCAAGAACCACGCCCCACTTCTGGTTGAGTTCTTCGTTAAGATACATTATTGCTTCTCCTAGAGATTGTACGCTATTTATACGAACCCGATTTTTGGCTTACTTCGCAGCTGCTTGGGCGCGGCGACGAGCGTAAGCTTCAATGAATGGGTCAGTTGGCTTCGGTGTAGCTGCTGGCTTTCCAGTGTTACCCTCATCCAACTGGACCTCTTCGTTCAAGTTGGTAGCGGTGGTTGCCGGTGCTGCAGGCTTCTTCACATATCCCTCAACGATCGTCTTGAGCTTTTCTTTGTACTCATCAACGGTTGTGAAGGTGATCGATTCAGCAAGAGTAGAAAGCTTATCAATTTGGGTGTCTGTCAAACCTTCAGAAACTTCCTTGAAGACAGCTTCTTTCTGGGCAGTCAGAGCCATTTCAGCAATCTGCTTCTGCTGTTCGATGAACTTGTTTTCAGACTCATTCAACTTGGATTCGAGTTCTTCGACCTTAGAAGTCAGAGACTCAACCACGTCAACTTTGTCTTCTGGGATTTCGATGTAGTGCTCTGTGAAGAGAGACTTCATGCCACCCAGGAATGATTCGAGAATGTCAGCTTTGATGCCAGATTCAACAGCCAAGCGGTTTTCTTCCAGCCACTGTTCAGCAACATGGTTCAGATACTTGTCGACCTGACTAGAAACATCCTTGATGCACTCTTCAATTGCTGCCTGAAGATCAACAGCAAACTGCTCTTCGAGCTGTGCTTGGAACTCCAGAGAACGAGCGTGTACTGCTGCTTCAAAGATGGTTGTAGCACGAGCCTTGAATTCTTCAGAAAGTTGCTGACCATCGAATACAGCGTCGATGTCTTCCTTAACGCGCTGGAGCTTTGGCATAGGTGCCGAAGTGCTGTCCTTACCAGCAGAACCGATGGTTCCGAGGTTGTGAGCGAGAGTAGCATCACCACCCTTGCCAAGCGACTCGAAATGCTTGTAACAAGCATCGAGTTGCGGACCAGACAGAGTGTCTGCCAGCTTAGCAACCTTGGTTACGAACTCCGACTTGGACAGAGTTGGCATCGCCAGTTCGCCTTCCGGCTTGTCTGCTGGACGATTCTTGTCGCCTTCACGATCAGTGCCGACAGGTCCTGGGACCGATGCGTCCACACCAAAAGAAGACTTGAAGGTCTCGTCGATCTTCTGTGTCATTGGTTAACTCCTAGTAAATTGCAAACTCTATTTATAAGATCGGTGATCTCACAAGGTGGACATGAACTTTTGGAACAGATTAATGCCAACTTGTTCAAAAAGCTCTTTATTTGGATTACGAGCAGCAATATTTAGCTCGTACTTTGCTTCTTGGATTTGTTGTGGCTTCCAGATGCCACCATCATTGATCCACTCTACTCCCTCCATCAATCCATTGACGAATGCTTCTGGTGCAGAAGGATCTGAAACGATGTCTGCTGCAGTGGCAAGCCAGAAGTCATTTTGAACTTCCATCAAACCACCACGGTTCTTTAGAGAACCGAGACCGCGAGAAGAAACACCAAGGCTTGCTCCAAGATTGACAAGACCAATTGCGATCTTTCCGCAAGGAGTGTCTTCTGACAACTGTGCTTTGCCAATCCAGTTGTTTCCATCTTGACGAAGCTCCTTGATCATGTGGGAAACACGATCAAGGTTGATCTTCGGTCCC